ACAGTTACATTGCCGTCTGCAGTATTACAAATAATTAACTCGTAGCCGTTTGTAATTGTGTGGGTGCCGTTATTGTAAACGACAGAGCCGTTGTGCTCTTGTAGGTGCCAGGCCATCTGCTGTGCTGCATTGTCAAAATGCACCATAACCTCGTAACGTGTGTTAAGTGTTGGTGTGGTTGCGGGGGCACCATCGGCATCGTTAACCAGGTAATTAAGAACTAATGCAGGCGTGCGCTGTACTGAATCGTTTAGCCTTCCTATCTGCTCGTCTTGGTAATTAACACGATCCTTTAACCCAGTGCCAACTTTTAGCCCTTCGCCTGATGAGGTTAGCCCGGTGTATATTGGAACCAATCCCAACCACTCGCCAGCCCATTGCTCGGACCTTGCAGTATAAACAGCACCGTTTATTAACCATTTGTAATCATCAAAGTAGAGTGATTTAATGGCCGTCAAAGTTCCTGCATCTGCCCACGTGCCCTGTATAGATGGCACAAAGTCCTTGTACAATCCCGCAATGCCTTGGCCTAGCATTTCGGTAGGCGTGCCATGTGTAACTGAATCCCAACCGCCACGCCAATCGTCAGCAATTACCCACTGGTTACTTGAGTTGTAAGCTTCTATGTTTCCGATGGCATATTTGCTAGAGCTGCTGTAATACTTTGGCTCTAAAATTATCGGCGTAGAGTTAACGGCATTTGCGTTATCGGGCGTGTAGGTTTCAGTTATGTTGAATGTGAAATCTGGGTTTTGGTAAGGTGAATCGTCTGCAAAGGCTAATTGAATAGATCCCCAAAATGGTTTGAAAAATTCATTGTATGCGCCCGTGCCGCCGAATATATTATATTTCTGTTTAACGGCTTTAACCCAATTTATTTTAACCTCTAAAATTGTAAAGCCTGCAGGCGGGCTGCTCACTTGTTTGTCAAAAACAAAGCTGGTCCAGTTGCTATTTTGAAAGTCGTTAGCAATCGTTTCAATAAATGTGCTAGTAGGCGCAGACGCAGCGCTAACCCATAGCAAAGTATTTAAATCTAACACCCGGTAGCCAGTGCCTCCATCCCTTAAATAAATTGTAATTGCTACATCGGATTTATCCTCTGGGCCCGTTGGCGATGTGGTAAATGTATGCCGTGCAAATTTAACAGCAAAGCGGATTCTTAAAGGTGCTTCGTCTGGCGTTGTGCCAGTTGGCACCCCTGTAAATGTTTTGGCAAAAAAAGTATCGGATTGATTTGCGTATGTTCTGTATGCAGTAGCACCTAGCATTCGCTCTGTGTCAATCTGCACATACTTAGCAGCTGCCTGGTAGCTTAGTGATGGCTTGGCTATCCATTGCGGGCGCACGTCGTTACCAAGTTGCACAGCGTGCGTGTAGGTACCAGTTCCAATATATTGCAGCGTGTAATTAAACTGCCGATAAGCAACGGTTGAATCTAGGTACTCAGTCGCAGAAACAAGCCAATACTTTCCAATCTCTAGCATAAATCTAGCCTGCAGGATTTCGCAAACTTGTTCTAGCGCAGCCTTGCAATCCATCATGTTGCTCTCAGCATATTGGAAAGCAGAAATGTCGGTAGCTTTAATGTCTTTAAATTGGTCGTAATCGTCGACAAATGTATTTAGATCAACCTGCAAAAGGTCCAACCCTTTGCGTGTAGCATCCAAAGAAAACGGCGCAACAGCGTCCCTAAAATAATCTGTTTCAGTTCCCGCTACAACCCAATAATCTTTGAGCGCCAACTCATCCAAGCACCGACGAAATAACTGTGCTATAGTTATTTTGCCATCGGTAAACCACGAAGAGTCTACCTTGTAACCGCTTAGCAATTCTAAACCATCCACAGCACCCAAAGAAATAACAGGCTTGGCTTCTATGGCTTCGCGTTGGAATGTCATTTGATCTGCAAGAACTCGGCCCACGTGCACCAAAGAATTATCTTGATAGATAAGCACAGCCCAAAATTGTTCCGAGGTTGTGGCTATGGCTTTGAACTCGCCCAGTACTGTGTTGGATGGCATTACCCAAAAAGATGTGGAGCGTGAAGGTCGGATGGCATTTTGATAGAATGTGTCGCCCTGGCCTTCGCGTTCTATTTCGTAGCCATTGCCTGCAAGTTTTAACTCTGTGCCACCTGCGCCCGACCCACTCGGTGCATCCCAAATTTCAACGCGATGCAGTTTGCCTGTCACGGAATAAAACGAACCAAAGTATTTTCTAGCCACGGCGTGCGTCTTTATTATATCTTTCTAAAACTATTGCTAAGTCTCGGCCCTGAATTGTAGTGCTTGCCACAAACCCACTGTTGTTGTTATTCATGTTTAGCATTCCCTTTAATTTGTCAAGTGGTGCAATTACCTCGGGGTTTGAACTTGCGCCTGGGTATTCACCAACTAAGCCCAAAGTAGGACCGCTAACAATACCACCCTCGGCGAATGCTTTAACCTCTGGCCCTTGCTTTAACGAATTGCGCACAATGGTTGCACCTGCAATCAAAGCAATACCAGCCGCCGCCGCCGCCGCTGGGTTTGTTAAAACTAATTTTTGGAAAGCTTCGGAAGCCAAAGCTGTAGCAACTAAAGCCTTACCCAAAGAATCCATAAAAGCAGCAATAGCGCCGAGCATGTTTTTACCAAAGTTCTTGCCCGCCTCTTTTTCGCCTGTTGCTAGATCACCAAGGAACTGACCAAACGACGCGGCTGCATCTGCTTGCAATGTAGCAAAAGCAGAGTTTAAAGCTTGCGTTGCTTTTTGTATGTCTTTGGCTGCTTCGCTATAGCTTACAGGATTTATTTTTACGTCTAAATATACGGGCGTGTTTGCCGTGCCGGCTTGTAGATTTTTGGCCGTTAACTTCTTAGACTCTTCAATAATGGCCCGCTTTTTATCTTCGTGCTTTTGGTATTGTTTAATCCTAAATTCTTCGGCCTGCACTTCGCCGCTATGCTTGGCGTGTATTGCATCTATGGCATCTTCAAACTCTTTTTTTAATAATTCTTTTTTCTTTTCCCTGCGCTTTTCTGCGTTTTTAATTTGCGACTGAGTTGTAACTTCATCAATTTGATTTTGAATCGCAGCAATATCTCGCTCGTATTGCAAATAATCTGCTGTGCCTTTTTTAAAGGTTGACAACATTGCCATGTAATTGGCTTTGCGCTTTTGTAAAAAATTAATTTCTACCTTAGCCAATTCAGCATCGCTGGCTCCTTTTAATTTAGCGGCATCTAATTCTTTTTTTAATAATTCATCAGAGATTTGCTGCCTTATTTCGCTAGTTTCTTTTGCACGTTTTGCGCTTTTTTCGTAGGCCTTTGTAAGATTGTCAACCTCTTCTGTCGCTTTTTTACTTTCCTTACTAACGCTAGAAATGGCAGCGGCAACCAATCCAATACCTACAATAATAGCACCCGCACCCGTAGCCAATAAAGCTATAGAATAAGCACGAGCGGCAACAGTTGCCTGCCCCATCACGTAAGACTGTATTCTAGTGGCTGCGGTTTGCAATCCAACCATAAAAGCGCTTTCTGCTTGCAACGCATTTTGAATAGCTTGCACTCCATTGACCAAGGCAATCGCTCCCTGAAGCTGCGCCATTGTTTTCTGTAGATCCTCGGATTTTATTCCGAGCATAGCGGTAGCACCCTCTACGGCACCAAAAGCCCCGGCAACTGCCTGCACTCCACCCAGCACCGCATCGAGGCGTCGCGTATCGCTTGCAAAATACCCAACTTCTGCCCTGGCATCGCCTATGCTGTCCTTTATTCTACCCGCTTCTTTTATAAACTGATCAGCAGAAGCCGCAAACTCTGGACCCAATGCCCGCGCTTCCATCGCCAACTGAGTCAACTGTCTGACAGTGCTCATCGTTGGGTTTTTTGTTGCAATGCTTGCTAGCTTCTCCTCTATGCTTTTCGCACTCTTCGCCACATCGGCAGACATTTCACCGCCCGCCTTTTTGATTACTGATATCGCATCATTAAAGCCCTGTCTAAGCTTTTCAATGTTTGCGCCAATTACTATATTTAACGACCTTGCCATGCTTACAATTCTATTTTATAACTATCTTCTTGCAATAAATAAGCGCCATCTTCGAGCAACAAATAACTAGCACCAGATGGCACTGGCGCGGCATAAATGTAATTAATTATAAAGTCCTGAGCAACGTGGTAAATCCCCGCAAATCCTGCCTCATCTTCAACCAAATGCACCTCGCCATCGAATTCAATCGCCTGGCAGTATACCCCATTAAAAGTATCTGGAAAAGTAGCAGCTTCAAACGCGGCCCGAACCTGTGCTGCTGTGTCCATCGCATCGGCAAACGTGGTGCCAAAACTACTAACTTGCACCCGAGCAAAGTCTGTGCGTGAGTGGCTTGTGTTGGTAGGGCTTGCAATTACGCTAACTAAATTATAAGCGATTGCAGGGAATGCAGACTCTTGCGGAATCCGCAAAGGATTTAAGCGAGTGGAAACCAACGCCGTAAGGTCTGACGCATTGCTTAAAATGTTATATACTATTTTTATTGGTGCGCTCATGCCTTGGCGTC